GAGCGTATCGCGGAGCAGGGCGCCCACCACCAGAAGGAACTGGATGCAATCACTGGCGAGGCCTGGCGTCAGCAGTCGGCTGAGCTGGATAAGCGCCTGGCCACCGAGGAAAAGCTCGCGCTCCAGGATCAACAACACACCAAGGAATTATCCGATGCCCAACGCAACCAGGTTCGCCTGCGTGATCAGCTTGCTACTGCTGATGTCCGGCTGTCAGTCCTCATTGCCGAGGATTCAGCCAGTAGCTGCAACGTGCCTACCGCCCCCGGCGCCGTCGGTGTGGTTCATGCAGCCCGTCGAGCCCAACTTGACCCAGCGCATGCGCAACGAATTGTCCGCATCACCGATGACGGGGACAACGCCATAATAGCCTTGCGTGCGTGCCAGGCGTACGTCAGGGCTGTGGCTCCTTGAGTGCCCGCAGCTCTGCCAGCAATCGCTGGTTTTCCCTGAGAAGGTGGTCTCTCTGCTCCGTGATTATCGCCAACCCGTTTAACTGGCGGCCCTTTTTCCAGGTTCAAGGTAGCAACTTGGGATAGTGCGCCTTTCAGGGCCGTCTCGGCCTGATCCTTTCCGGTCATCAGCAGGTCGTTCATCTGCACCAGGCCGGCGATATTCGCCCGTGCTCGACGCAGCATGCGCTCTGTCTCCACGAGCTCATCCACGAGGATTGAGCATTGGTGCTGGTACATCTCCAGCGGAGTGGGGCAGCCGAGCCAATCGTCGGTGTCCATGTCTACGTTCATAGCGTGAATCTCAAATACTGTATGTGCGTACAGTAATCGAGGTGTTGCTGGTTTGGGGAGTGGTGTTCGTCGGCAGGACGCCTGGGAGGGTGGCTATCTGTCTAATACTACCTGTTGCTAATACGGTTTCATTGGCCCTAAAGCCTTCAAAATGAGGTTAGGGTTTTAGACAGATGCGACCCGAAAGCCACGCGGTGCGTGGCCTGCACATCGCTCAAGCCCATACTGCTGCATCATCGGGGTGTGGGAGGACAGATCGGAGGTGTTTTTACTCATTGGGTAATAGGCAAATTCGTTGAAAGTGATGGGGCAAAGGGGGCGCTTGGCCCAGCATTTTTGCGATGGCGGCAAGGTTAACACGCGAGGTGGCGGGTTCGCAGGTTGCAAACGGCTAGGTAAAAAGCAAATTAACCCAATAAAAAGCCCGGCACAGGGCCGGGCTTCGAAAGGCGGTGTGCAATCAAGCTCTTTTCGCTTCTGCCTTCATCATCACGAGATTCTGCTGCTTGGTCGCTTCAGTCAGAACCTCACTGTAGACGCGCTTTTTCTGCTCGGATTTTGCGTCACGGATAAAGTCGGCAAAGGAGCTTTTTGCGCCTTTGGACAAGCCCAGCTTGATCGATATCATCAACGCGCTCCTGATGGTGGCCCGAGCTTAGCCGCTAGATCGGCCCGTGTATGCTGCTCGGGAATATGGTAGTCAATTTTGTCGACACCTGCTTTGTAAAGTCGTCCAGAGTTGTCGATATGCTTGATGAGCAAATCCACGTGAACGTCGCCTCCGTACTCTAGCTTAAGGGCGTTCACTACGTCACGTGCCGCAAAGTACTGCTCGATGAAATGCTCTTTACGAATTCTCCGACCTTCGGCCTCCTCGCGAGCGTTCACGAAATCCCAAGCAAGCATGGGGTTTTGATACACATACAAGATCTGTACGAATCTGCCCTTTTTCAATGAGCGTTCCACATTGCTTCTAGCTATTTTTAGATTCGAAAAGGTGCCATCGAGCAGGAAGGATTGTCGTTGATCCAATGCGAGGTCGACGATTTTTTCGACCAAAATAGATACGCCTGGTTGAAACAGCCACGAGTTCGCCCCCTGATACGCTGCAAACTCCTTGCGAAGCTCATCGGGGTCGATCCTTAGGATGGGGGTGTCGGCGAACAGGTTCACGAGAGCGATTGAGGCCTCGGTTTTCCTGCTCCGGGTGATCCTGCCATGAAGACGGACACCGGCGACTCTTCTGATGGATAGATAGCTTTGTCTGTCAGCCGTTTGGCAATTGATTTTTTATTTGAGCGGGCAAAGCGCAGTGCTTCTTCTGAAATATCAATCTCTGCCGGTGTCATTCTCCCTGCTTCGGGAAATGCGGTCTGTTCCATTAAACATCCCCATCTGTTTCGGTGGTGAGGTAGAGACTATCACGCGATTCCAGCTCCTTTACTGGCCGAAACGTCACTTAATGCATCCGTTTTATGTATAGATATGCAAATTAGCATTTGCCAACCCCCAAAACTCCCGTCACTATCCGCGCTATGCAAAACGCAACGTTTCTATCGTCTTAAGAGAATTGCTGGACCGCGACCGGATCTCCCCCACGGAGCTTCACCGACGCACTGGCGTGCCTCAATCCACACTGTCCCGGATCCTCAGCGGCAAGATCGTTGATCCGTCGGATAAACACATCTCCCGTATCGCCGAGTATTTCCGCGTGAGCACTGATTACCTGCGCGGGCGCGCAGCAGTGGGCGCTTTGCGCGATGACGGGCGCGACCCGATGCATTCGGAACTCAAGGACATAAGCCTGTGGGACGACGACACCCCCGTTAATGATGACGAGGTGTCGATCCCCTTTCTGCGCGAGGTTGAATTGGCTGCTGGATCAGGAAGATTCGTCATCGAGGAAAGCGAGAAGGCCAGCCTGCGGTTCGGCAAGCGCAGCCTGCGGCATAACGGTGTGCAGTTCGACCAGGCCAAGTGCGTGACGGTGCGCGGCAACAGTATGTTGCCGGTGTTGCGCGACGGCGCCACGGTAGGGGTGAATGCCGGCAAGAGCGGCATTGGCGACATCGTCGATGGCGACCTGTATGCCATCAATCACAACGGCCAGTTGCGGGTTAAACAGCTCTACCGCCTGCCTTCCGGGATTCGCCTGCGCAGCTTCAACCGTGATGAACATCCGGATGAGGATTACAGCTTTCAGGAGATCCAGGATGAGCAGATCAGTATCCTCGGTCATGTTTTCTGGTGGGGCATGTACGCCCGCTAACCTCCACGCGTAAGAAGAAACCCGCCCATGTGCGGGTTTTTTTTCGGCCCTAGAAAACCGGCCAAGCCCAAGCCCGCAAGGCTTCCAATGCATTCGTGCATTTTCATGGCAAAAATAAATGCATCTGTGCATTGACTGTATATGCATACATGCATATTCTTCACCTCAAGCCAGCCAACAAGGCCTGGTGGAGGCGGCAAGGATGCTGCCAAGGAAGACAAGGAAGGCACGCAACATCGGCAAGGACGCCATCGAAGCGATGGCACGGATGCCAGGCAACACCGGCAAGGATGCCGACGCTCTTTAGTTTCAACGCTTCAACAACAGGCAGCGATGAACCGGCCTTAACGGTTCAGAGGGTTGGCAACTGACCCGGGTGTGCAGCGTAAAGCACCAGAAGCAGTTATCCGGCAGACAGGGATCGTGGTCGGAAAAACATCGAGGAAAGGACCGTACCGCGCCAGTAGCGCCGAAAGTCCGAGGACATCATTACTGAAAAGCCCGGGCGACCGGGCTTTTTGGAATGCCTACCTACCCAAGCATTTGTAAATGAAATACGGACTATTTATTGCTCAGCCAGGAGGCGTGACATGACAAATGAACAGCAAGCGTTAGCGGAAATGCCTATCTGGCTGGTGATCGTATTGGCGGTGATCGGCGGGGTCTCAGGTGAAATGTGGCGCGCCGATAAAGAGGGCGCACGTGGCTGGTCGCTGATCCGCCGTCTGGCCCTGCGTTCCGGGGCATGCATGGTCTGCGGGGTGTCGGCCTTGATGCTGTGCTACGCCGCCGGCATGTCGATCTGGACCGCCGGCGCCATTGGTTGCCTGACCGCCATGGCCGGTGCCGACGTGGCCATCGGCCTTTATGAGCGATGGGCGGCCAAGCGCATCGGGATCAACCAAGGCTCCGGCCAGGACCCGCACTAATCGTTGCAAGGACGCGACTTAAAATGACGTTTATCGAAAAGCCATCCCAACTGCCCCAAGCCATCGGCGCGGCGCTGCATGCGGCCTTCCCGGACATCAAGGTTGGCAGTCACCAGGACTTTCAAGGCGATGCTGAACAAACCGGCGTAATGGTTACGGTCGAAGGCAATGGCCCGGGCATTCGCTCCCGTGAAGGGCGCAAGGCCCACGTTCTGGCCATTTCACTCAGGGCCATGGTCGCCCCCGGTGCATTGCCGTTCGATGCCTGCGACCTGGCCAGCCAACTGATGGACCTGGTGCTGGATAACCGTTGGAACCTACCCCAGGCACAGTGCGATTTGCCGGCGAATATCGTCGCTGCGCCCGCTGTGCGCACTTCCGTGCAAACGGACTACGACACCTGGACGGTTTCCTTCACGCAAACCCTCTATCTGGGGCCGGCGTTACTCGACGATCCCACAGGCCAACCGCTATTTGCCTGCACCTGGGACGTCTCCAACATCGACGACCCGGCTCACTACAAGCCACTGGTGGAGTAGCCCATGTTCGACGCGCTGTTACGCATGCAATTGGGACCGATCGTCGAACGCCTGGCCGAGATGGAGTCCCAGCTCGAGGACCTCTACCGCCGCGCCGAGAGCTTTTGTCGGATCGGCATTTGCCAGCAGGTCGATGCGGCCAGCAACACCTGCAAGGTCAGCCACGGTGACCTGCTCACCCCGGCGATCCGCTTTTTCAACCCCAGTGCCGGTGCACAAACCGAAACCCGCATTCCCACGGTGGGTGAGCAATGCCTGCTGCTCAACTACGGCGGGGGGGAGGGTGGTGTGCAATCCGTGGCCCTGTTCGGCCTTAACAGTGATCGCTTCCCGCCGGTCTCCAGCGTGGCGACGCTGACCCGGCGCCGACATCAAGACGGCACCCAAAGCGACTACGACGACGCCAGCCACACCTTCAACTGGGTCAACGGCCCGACCACGTTCAGCGGTTCCCGCGAACAGGTTGACGTCAAAGTCGGCGCCACCAGCCTGACCCTCAGCGCCCAGGGCATCACCCTGCAAGTCGGCGGTACCAGCCTGTTGCTGGATGCCGGCGGCGCGCACTTCAGCGGCCCGGTGGTGGACCATCAAGGACGCGTCATCAGCCCCCGATAAGGACATCCCATGCTTGGAATCGATAGGAACACCGGGGCGGCCGTCGACGACTGGCTGCAATTTGTGCAGCGCGCCACCCGAGCGCTGACCACCCCCATCGGAACGCGGCAAAAGCGCCCGTTGTACGGCTCGCTGATCCCACAGTTGCTCGGCCAGAACCTCGGCGACGACCTGTTGATCCTCGCCCAGAGCCACGCCGCGCAGGCCTTCTACAACACCCACAACGGTATCGGCGACTTCGACCCTCAGGTCATCGTCGCCACTCGCCAAGGCGCCGGCCTGCTGTTGCGGTTTGCCGGCACCTGGAAAAACCGCCAACAATCCTTCGAGGTCGTGACATGAGCATGCTGATCCCCGGCCAGAACCAACTGGCGGAACCGGCCATCATTAAGGTCGATGAGTTCGAACCGTTGCTGGCCGAATTCAAAGCGTTTGTCATCGACTATGTCGCCACCCGCGCGCCGCAAAGCGCAGCCAAACTCCAGGTCAGCCTCGACAACGAAAGCGAACTGCTGACCCTGGCCCTGGAAGCCTTTTGCGTGCGTCTGCAAACCCATGAGCGCAAATACAACGCCCGCATCAAGCAGATGCTGGCGTGGTGGGCCACCGGCAGCAACCTCGATGCGCGCCTGGCCGATATGGGCCTGGAACGCCAAGTACTCGACCCAGGCGACCCGGCCGCGTTCCCGCCGGTGCCGCCCACCTTGGAAAGCGACGACGACGCCCGCCTGCGCTACTACCTGGCACCCCACGCCCCAGCGGCGGGCTCGCGCATGCAGTATCGCCGCGAAGTGTTCACCTTGGGCGAGCGCCCAGCAGTGAAAGTACAAAGCGCGACACCCGGTGTGGTCACGGTCACCTACACCTTCGACCCCGACGGCTACGCGGCCCAGGTCAAGGACGGCAACGCTCGCCGCACCGCACCGGGTGAAGTCATGGTCACCGTGCTTTCCAGGGAAGGCGACGGCACGCCATCTATCGACTTGCTTGACGGCGTACGTCGACATTTCGCACGGCCAGATGTAAGGCCGGAAACCGATCTAGTCAGCGTCCAAGGCGCGCAGATTCAACCCTATAAAATTCGTGTGGTGGCCAAGATCAACGCCGGCCCGGACTCGGGGCTGACCCAAGTGGCGGCGCAGAAACTGCTGCAAGACTACGCAGAGTCCTGCCACCGCCTGGAAGGGCGGGTGGACCCCAGCTGGATCGACTACGCCATCCACAGTGCCGGCGCTGCGCAACTGCACATCCTCGAACCGCTGGCGCCGATTGTCAGTACCGCGTTCCAGGCCCCGTATTGCACGGGCGTCGAGGTGGAGGTGCGCACGCTATGAGTGAACCCAAAGCGAGTTTGCTGCCCGCCAACAGCTCACCGCTGGAAAAGGCCCTGGACCTGGGCTTCGGCAGATTGCTTGAGCGCGTCACCCCGCCGTTTCCGGCGCTGATGAACCCGCTGTACACGCCCAGCGAATTCCTGCCTTACCTGGCCGCCGACCGCGGCGTCAGCGAATGGGATGCCGAGGCCAGCGAAGCGGAAAAGCGCCTGACCGTAGCCTTGTCCTGGCAGATCCAGCGCCAGGCCGGCACACCCAAGGCGCTGAGCCACGCGGTGGAGTCATTGGGCTTCACGCCCAATATCAGCGCCTGGTACCAGCAACGTCCGCTCGGCGTGCCTTACACCTTCGACGTGCAGGCGATCATCGGGCGCAGTTGGTCCAGCGGCGACCACAACCGGCTGATCCGCCGCATCAACGCGGCAAAAAGTGAGCGCGATCAGGCGACGATCACCATCGTGCATGAGACCGAAGGCCAGCTCGCGCTCACGCAAGTGCTCGACGCGCCTTTAAGCGACGGCGAGTTCTATCTGAACGGCGCGTTGCCGGAATTGGCGCTGGTGGCTCGGCTCAACAGTGCCGGGGTTACCCAGCACTACACCATTAACGATTACGACCTCAGGGCGCAGCCATGACAGATGAAATCACGCGCCTGGTGCGCTTCACCTCCAAAGGTTTGGATGAAGTGCTGCAGGCAAAGAACCAGGGCCTCAAAGGCGAAATCACCCACATCGGCGCCGGCACCGGCCGCTACAACCCCGACGGCAGCGAAGTGGCCTTGCGTGACGAGCGCCAACGGGTGGCCATCGTTGATTACGAAGACCTGGGCGAGCGCCAACTCAGGATGGCCGCGCTGTTTGATGGCGACGGCGAGTATGAGATTGGCGAGTTCGGGTTTTACCTCGCCAGTGGGACCTTGCTGGCGGTGTATTCCGTGGCGGGGAAGTTGCTGACGTATAAAGCAGCAGCGGCGCGGGTGCTGCAGAAGTTTACGCTGGATGTTTCGCCGTTGCCGGCGGATAGCGTGACGATTGTGGTGGGGAGTGAGAACTTGAATCTGTTGTTGGCGGAGGAGATCGCGATTATGGCCGCGGCTTCGGTTGGCAATATGTCCCGCCACGTTGATTTGATGTTTCGGCTTATGCATCTTGAAGCGAAGTAGTAGCACTGACAAAAGTGCTGGAAAGATTAACTGACAGGGAGTTGATGATGGGACTTGAAACGACTATCACGAAGGTTGTGGATGCATGTAACAAGCTTACGGAGACGGTTACCAACCAAATTGGGAAGATTGATGCGCGGGTAGAGGCCGCTTCGAGTCAGTTTACTGCTTGGCGTAATAGTGTGCAGGCTAAGGATATTAATGGTCGTGCGCTTTATAAACAGGATATTGACCTCACTGGATTGTCCACCGAGGTGTTTTATCCTGTTTGGTGGACTATGCCTGGTAACGAGGCGGGTGAAACAGAAATTACCGTCTCGCGGGTATTTTATCGAGACAGTGACAAAGCACCCTTCGGTGAGGGGATTTATCACATCGCTGGCTTGAACTTGCAACTCGAGGGCGTCGGGTATATATGGAACGGTGATGCTAACTTCCTAGCTATCAAGCGCATCTCCCAGACTTACCGTGAAACGGTGAGAGGTGTTTCGTTTGGCATGGTTTGTACAGCACGTGCCGTTACTGGGCTCAAGCCCATGTACTTGGGTTTGGTCGCTGGACAACTAACGAATGCTCCGCAGTTTTCTGGGATGTACCTGAGGGGTGGGCTGAGCTATACCATCACCAAAACATTTGATTATCCTGTTAATTACAGCAAGTTAGACACTGAAGTGACTATGAAGGATGACGTTAACGCCGATTGGGAAGTTCGTTGGGCGGTGAAACCTTATTCCTTGGCTCAGGCAGAGGTTGCGCTCGGTAAAACCCTCGAAGAGAAGCGTTTGGCTTATTCCCACGATAACGACATTCGCTATACCGCCAAGGTTTAAGGAGTGATCAAATGACTTTGTTTATCGAAAAGTTGGTAACCCCTGCGGGCGACTCGTTGATCAACGTACCCGCCAGCCCGCAGACCCTCAAAGGTCTGGGCTTTAGCGATGAGGCCGCTCAGACGCTGATCGAGAACGCCACGGCCGCAGCCGCGCTCGCTAGCACTATTGCTGCCCGCCGCTCTGCCTATGTCAGCGAAGCTGACCCGATGTACCTCGAATGGCAATTCGACGGTACGGCTGAGAAGGAAAAAGAATGGCGAGCCAAAGTAGCTGAAATCAAGGCGCGCTACCCCTTGCCAGAAGATAAGTAACCCCCACCGCGAAAGCGTTTTTTTTCGCCTCCCCCAAGCCCCTCCCCGCAGGGGCTTTTTGCATTTTCCCACCCGGAGATTTCCACCCATGCCCACCCGCCAAACCTACACCGTCCTCATCCCATTCCCCATCGGCAACGGCCATTGGTCCACCGCCGGCGAGGAACTGGAACTGCTCGACGTCGAAGCATCCGCCCTGCGCACCGCCGGCCGTCTGGAACTGACCAGCGTCCTCAACTCCACCCCCAAGAAGGCTGAATAACCATGGCAGAAGTCCTGAACTTCGAGCACAACGGCATCACTGTGAATGCCACTGAATCCCCCGAGGCCATGGGTGGCCTTGGCGATAACGTCATTGGCCTGGTCGGCACTGCGCCGAATGCCCATGCGTCGATCCCGAAAAACGCGCCGTTTCGCATCAACAGCTTCACCACCCAGGCGCTGCTGGACCCTACCGGCACCGAGTCGGGCACCTTGTTCCAGGCGGTGTACCAGATCCTCAAAGTGGTCAAGGTGCCGGTCTATGTGGTCATCGTCGAAGAAGGCGCCACCCCGGCCGACACGATCAACAATGTGATCGGCGGCAACGACCCGGTCACCGGTCGCAAGCTGGGCCTGGCTGCCCTGAGCAGCGTCCCTGAAGACCTGACCATCATCGGCGCTCCAGGCTTCACGGGCACCAAAGCCGTAGCCGGTGAGTTCGCCTCGTTCGGTAAACGCATCAAGGCCCGTGTGGTGCTCGATGGCAAGGACGCTTCCGTCGCCGACCAAGTGACCTACAGCGGCGAACTCGGCGGTGCCGACCTGGGCTTCGACCGTTGCCTGCTGGTACACAACATGCCGTCGGTGTACTCCAAGGCCGCGAAGAAGAATGTGTTCCTGTCGCCATCCTCGCTGGCCATCGCCGCACTGGCCAAGGTCAAGCAGTGGGAAAGCCCGGGTAATCAGGTGACCTTCGCCGAGGACGTTTCCCGCGTGGTCGAGTACAACATCCTCGACACCTCCACCGAAGGCGACCTGCTCAACCGCTACGGCGTGAGCTACTACGCCCGCACCATCCTCGGCGGTTTCTCGCTGCTGGGTAACCGCTCCATCACCGGCAAGTTCATCAGCTACGTCGGCCTGGAAGATGCCATCAGCCGCAAGCTGGTCAAGGCCGGCCAGAAAGCCATGGCCAAGAACCTCACCAAGTCCTTCATGGACCAGGAGGTCAAGCGCATCAATGACTGGCTGCAAACCCTGGTGGCCGACGAAACCATTCCCGGCGGCAGCGTGTACCTGCACCCGGAGCTGAACAGCGTCGAGAAGTACAAGAATGGCACCTGGTTCATCGTCATCGACTACGGCCGCTACGCGCCGAACGAACACATGGTTTATCAACTCAACGCCCGCGATGAAATCATCGAGCAGTTCCTGGAGGACGTTCTCTAATGTTTACCAACCGAGTCAGACAGGCCATTGCGGCCACCCTTCAAGGCCTGCCGTTGTCGGCAACCGTCGATTCCTTTACGCCGCCGAAAATCGAGTTCGAGATGGACCCGATGACCGGTGGGCGCTTCATCGCCGAGGAGGTCGCCAAAAGCGCCAAGGTGCTGAATGCAACCCTGGTACTGCAAGGTGTTGGCGCCCAAGTCCTGCTGGCGCTTGGCGTCACCCAGGGTGACGACATCCTGTTGAACGTGCGTGAAGCCGGTCAGGATCAGGACGGCAAGACCTATTTCACCTACCACACCGTGGGCGGCAAGCTGAAGTCCCTGGCCGAGACAGCGCTGACGATGAACGCCAAGCCAGTCACCACTCTGGAACTGTCCTGCCGTACCTACAACCGTCTGGAAAATGGCATTCCTGTGATCGACATCGACGTACGCACTCAGAAGTTCGTGCTCAACGGCGTCGACATTCTGGGCGATGCCCGCCGCGCCGTGCTGATGCCTTAAGGGCCGGCGCAATCTGAAGCGAGCACGGTCAAGGTGGGAGCTGGCTTGCCTGCGATGCAGGCGACTCGGTCTCCCTGGAGCATCGAGTGGATGCCATCGCAGGCAAGCCAGCTCCCACAGGGGCCGTGCTCAGGTTTAGATTTTCGCACTTTTCAACACCGCTCAACAAGGAATTCCCCATGGCCTGGATGCCTCCGTTGCACGTCCTGCTGTCCCCGATTACCGCCGACACCGGCGCGACGATCGAGCAGGTTCAACTCAAACCGTTGTTCTACGCCGCGCAAAAAGACGCGCTGGCCCGGGCCGGTGACGACGAGGACGACCAGTTCTTTGAACTGGCGAAACTCGCCACCGGCCTGTCGGAAAAAGAGCTCGACCAACTCAAGCGCCCGGACTACGTGAGCATTGCGCAGTACGTACACGAAATGTCGACCCGACCTGCATCGTTTTTTCTCGCGCAAACCGATAGCCCGCGCGAGTCGTTGACGTGCGAACAGGTTGCCCTGCTGCTGCCGCTGGACGCGAGCGGTCGCACTCTCACCAGCGTCACCCTGGAAATGCCCGCCTTGCGCGCTACCAAGGTGATGAAAAAACTCGCCACTAACAAAGACCGGGCCGAGTTTATCACCGCTCACTGCACCGGCCTGATGATTCCCGATCTTGCCGGCCTGACCGTGCCCGACTGGACCGAACTGCAGGAGCGCATTGACGATTTTTTAAACAAACCGGCGGACTTCTTTCGGAACGCGACATCGAAGTGATCCTCGATGTAGTGCCGCTGGTTTACTCGGTAAGCGAAGCGGAAATCCTCGACTGGGAAGCCGGCAAAGCAATGCGCCGCTACGACATCGCAATCAGTCGTCTTGGCGTTAAACAGGAGTAGAGCGCAATGGCAGACGGTAATCATGGAGCGGGGTCAGCCATTGCCAAGGAAGGCGTGATGACTCAGGGCTCACTTGCAATGGCAGGGGCACAAGCCAGCCTCAAGCCTATGGCGCAAACTCTGGCGAGCCCGCTGGAGGCACCGGGGAGTACGGCGAATTTGGCATTGGCATTGGCCGATGCCAGCTTGCAGATCAAGCATCTGGCGGACGGGCAGGTACGGTTGGTCGATACGCTGGAGCTGTTCAACGTCTCGTTGCTCAAGGTGATGGACGCCCGGCAAGCTCAAACTGCCGGGAACGCAGAGGGTACGAAGACCGTCGCGGCTACAGACAAGCGCACACCCTCGCAGGCGCTGGACGCCGCGATGACCGATATTGATCAACTGTTGATGTTTGCCCGGCATGAGCGCAAGGCATTGCGTGAAGCCAACCTTGCCATGGCGTCCGAGCCGGTGGTGGCTGCCAGTGGTGCCAGTGCCGTCGACCTCGCGAAGGTCGAGTATGCCGCCGCCCGTTCCGGTATCGGCAGTGATCGTAAGGACGCTTCGGGCAATATCGACCCCGTTGGGCGCCGGACAGACCTGCAGCAGTTCGCTCGCGACGCTGCGATCATGGCGACGGCGTTCAAGATCGACGTCAAAAATGCCGGCGAACTCATGGGCGGCATCACCGACTGCCCATAGAGAGGCTGAGACTGCCAAGGCACACAGGGGATAGG